CCGGTGACCAGGGCCTTGTAGCCGACAGGGCGGGACTGCACCGGTGGTCCTTGCCGAACACGCCGTTCGGGGCGGACTGCATGAGGCCCTGGTACTCGCTCGACTTGACGAACGTCTCGCCCAGGGAAGCCTTGGCGTCGGGCACGACGAGGCCGGACGGGGTGCGGCGCTCGCCGGACTTCTCGTTGAGTTCGACGCCTTCGCCGAGGTCGGCGAGGGCCTGCCGCATCGTGGCGGTGGCCTTGGCCTTCTCGAGGCCTTCCTTGGCCTCGCCGGCCTTCTTCATGTGGTCGGTGACCTGCGTGCGCTCGTCGTCGGTGAAGTCGCGGCCCTCGTCGTCCGCCTTGGCGGCGATCGTCTGGGCCTGCTGCAGGTGGTGCTTGAGCTGGTCCTTCAGCTCATCGATCTTGTTCACGGCTCTCCTCAGTCCGTAAGCGAGGAGACCTCGGCCGCGAGTGCGGCGAGATCTGATTGCAGACGGAGCGAGGCGGGGCTCGGACCGGCCGGAGCTTCCTTGGCCGCAGGCTGCTGCGGCGAGGGCGTCTCGGGCGGGACAGGCGTGGCCTTCTCTTCGTCGTCAGCGCTGGAAGACAGGGAGTCCAGCAGCTCCTTGGCGATGCGTCCGATCTCGCGGACGCGTTCTTCATTCTTCGCCGACAGCGTCCTGCCGGCCTTCGCCGCCATCGCCCCGGTCAGGGCCTGGCGAAGCTCCTCGGTTTGCGCGGCGGAAGCGCCTTCGACCGCGATGCGCATGGTGGCGCCGTCGGCGGACTTCACGTCCAGCAGCTCGGTCGCCTGGTTCGCGCCGATCAGGGTGGGGCCGACCTCGTAGAGCTTGAGCTTGCGCAGCTCGTAGTAGCCCTCGCCGTCCTTCTGGTCGACCCACGCGCCCTCCTCGACGTCGTAGGCAAAGCTGAACTGCGTGACACGGCGGCCCTTCAGCAGCTTGTACACCTGCGCCGCCTTCGAACCCGGCTCGGTGTCGATGCGGGCCTTCACCCACAGACCCTCCGGCCGCTCCTCCGCCTCCAGCACTTCGCCGATGTGGTACTCGGGGTCGTGGGACATGTGCGACCACAACACCGGAATCGGGTCGCCTGACTTCTGCCAGGCGGCAATCGTGTCGGCGAACGCCCCAGGGGTGATCTTGTCGCCGACCGAGTCGAGGTTATACGCGGCGACGATCGCCTCGAACGTGCCCTCGTCGGTTCCTTCGTGCTCACCCGCCGCTTTGATGCGCACGGGGCAGCTCTTGATTCGCATTGTCACTCCTGTGCGTATTCCAAGCGGCAGTTGCAGTTCGCGGTTTCCTTGGCCTCGCCCTTGCCATCGCCCGGCCAGCGCAGCCCGTTGGAGAACACGTCATCCAGTGACACGGCCTCGCCGTCCTGCGCCTTGTGCGACGGCCGCGGGTTCTTCCCGCCCGTCCGCCAGATCTTCTTCGTCACACCCGACACACCTGCAGCGTCGTGAGACCCGAACCCGCGCGCCTCCGCGCCCGCCGTAGCCGCCCGCATGACGGAGGCCGTGACCCAGACCGCGGAAGCGTTCCGCAATGCGTCCTGCCAGCCCTCGGAAGGACCCTCCTGTACGGCCTCCACGGTTTCCCGGCCGGCCTGCTCATGCTGCGCGGCGTGCGTCTCTGCCGCAGCCAGCAGCCACGGCAGCATGACTTCTGGATCCCAGCCGGACGCCTCCGGGTTGAAGTCGTCCAGCACGCCCCACGCGCCGAGCTGAGCAATGCGGTATCCGTGCTCGACCAGGAGCGATTGCAGTTCAGCGAGACGGTCTTCAAATCCCCCGTCCCACCACGCCAGGAGATCCGGCGGGCCGTCCGCCTTCGCGCCGGCCCGGGACAGCATCCGGTCGGCCTGGCGCTGCGTCCACTTCGAAAGCGCCTCGGCGAACGCCTCACGCTCCTGCTCGAAGTCCCCTAGCTCGGGCCGCTCGGCTCCGGCCGCCTTCACCAGCATCAGGCGGCCCCGAGCTTTTGGGAGCGCCGCCGCCTCCGGGGCCGAATCCGTCGGCGACGCCTGATCGCCGACCAGCACGTTCAACGGGGTGATCAGATCGTCGCCACCGTCGATCGCGGGCAGGTTCATGCGCGCGCGGGCCTCATTGCGCAGCAGCCACGGGGCCCCGACCGCCGTCTGCAACTGCGCGGCCTGCTCCTCGAACGATCCACGCAGCTTCTCCTGCAGATTGAACTCAACGTACACATCGTCGGAGTCCGGCAGGTCCGGGACCAACTGGAGCCCGACCTCCTCCTGGATCATCGTCAGCCAGGGACCGAGCGTGTCCTGGTAGAGATGCTGATGCTGTTCCTTGATGTTGGAAAAGGTCGCGTGATCAAGGATCCCGACCATCGGCAGCGGAATGTGATAGGCCGCTGCCACCTCCTCGCGAGTCAGCTTGCGGGCCTCGATGTACTGAGCCTTCGCCGGATCGATCGCCAGCTGCTCGTACTCCATGCCGTCCTCGAGGATCGGCGTCCCGCCACCCCGCGTGTACGAACGCCAGCCCTCCTTGAACCGGCTCCGGGACGGCTCCTCCCACTTCGGAGCGTCCGCAGGTCGCTTCAACACGCCCGACAACCGGCCCCCGTCGCGCCACATCTGCTCACGGGCCCGGTTCGCCTCGAACTCCTCCGCCAGCAGCGAGCGCAGCGAATCGATCGGCGACGAGCCGAACCGCAGATCCGTCGGGTCATAGCCGTGAAAGTGCACCACCTGCTCGGGACTCAGCTCCAGGTCACCCTTTGAGCCGTGCACCGTGAACGCCTCAGGCTCAAGCCAGTTGTCACCCTCGATCGTCATCCTGGACGGCGGGATCGGGATCACACCCAGGAGCGCACCGGAGTCCATGCGGACCTTCACCCAGAACGCGCGGTCATAAATTGCGACATCCGACACCAGGCGCTCGATCAGCCGGTAGCGGGTCAGCTTCGCACCCGGCGCCGCCAAAATCCTCGGCAGCGGATGGTCCGTAAGCCGCTCCCGGTCCGTGTCCGACACCCTGCGGTAGGTGTGCAGCCCCAGCTGGGCGATGTTCCGCGCCAGGAAGGACACCACCGTGCGGATCTGCGGCTGACAGCGGTACAGGTGCGCATACTCGCGGTACACGCCGTCCGCCAGATGTACATACGCGGCAGACGCGGCGAGCGGAGCAATCGACACGGCCGACAGTTGGCCCTGGGAGACGACGAACGTCACGTCAGCCTCCCGCCACCTGGATGAACTCGACCCTCGACCGTTCAACGATGACCTCGCCGTCCATCGGCGTGTCCGCCGCGCCGTGCTGCATCAACGTCACGTCACGCAGCACCAGCAGCGGCCCTCGCTTCGCCCACAGCACCCCCGCGAACGCCTTGTCCGCCAGATTGACGACCACCCGCCTGCGCACCGCGGTGCGACGCCACGGAAACCATCCCCACACGACAGCCACCCCCTCACACGACCTCCAGGCCGCCGTCCTCGTAAGCACTGCGGACCGGAACCTCGCGCGTCAGCGCCTCAGAAAGAGCGGTGATCAGGGACGCCACAGCGTCGATCTTGTCTCCAGCCTTGTCCTTCGCCGGCTTCACGTTGCCGGCTGCGTCCATCGCGACGGCGAAGTTGTCGACCTGCCAGCGCACGCACGCGTTGCCGCCATGACGCAGCAGCGGCTTCTCCGCCGTCCCGGCCAGCAGCAGACGCTGCAGCTCCTTCGTCGGCGGGGACATGGTGGCGAAACCCTGTCTCACCTTCACCATCGGTGCCCCGAACTCCATCAGGTCGTTCGTGAGCTGCGAGGCGTTCCAAGGGTCATAGCCCAGCGATCGGACGTCGAACGAATCCATGTCTCGCTCGATCTGGGCCTTGATGAAGTCGTAGTCGACGACATTTCCGGGCGTGGTGTGCAGCAGGCCCTGGCGCACCCACACTGCCGCCAGTCCGGCCGTCCTCTTGTCGAGGTCGTCCAGTCGGGCCTCTGGCGTCCAGACCCGCCATAGCGCGTCAAACCCGCCCCGTTCATCGTCCGGGAACAGCCAGCACAGGGAGGTAAGGTCGCTCGTTGCGGACAGGTCGAGTCCGCCGTATGCCTCACGGCCGGCAAGTCGCTGCTCGGCCACCATCGAGGCGTTGCGGTCCCAGTCCTCCAGCGCCAGGTACTTCGTCTCCTGCTTGGTCCGCAGGCCAAGGTGCAGGCGGAGGAAGCGAGCCAGGTTGGCTGGTGACTGCTTAGCTGTCACCGCCTCGGACCGCATGAACTCCATCGTCGGGCTGTCCCCGGCCGCAAGACCGGGATTCGCCTTCAGCCATGTCTCGGGAGCGAACGGGTCATCTCCCTCTTCGGCCCCGAAGACGACGCCGTAGAAGGACTCGTCTTCGAGCACCCCGCGGGCCAGTTGCTCCAACCGCTCTCGCAGTTCGGCGTAGATCGTGCCCCGGGCACCGCTGTCGGCGGTCGTGGCGAACATGACCAGCGGCTGCGATCTGGCACCCGTCCCCGTCTGAACAGCATCGATCAGATCGCGCGTGCGGTGGACATGGACCTCGTCCACGAAAGCCCCGTGCGGAGACGCGCCGTGGATTGCATCGCCAGCCGACGACATCACGGCGAAATAGGAGCCGGTCCGCGGGTGCGTGATCCGATCCCGCAGCGGCTTCACGTGATCTTTCAGGTCGGGAGCCTGCGCTGCCAGCTGCCGCACCGGGTCGAAACAGAAGCGCGCCTGATCTTTCCGGGACGCCAGCGCGTACACCTGTGCGCCTTGCTCTCCATCGGCGGTGGTCAGGTAGATCGCTTGACCGCCGCCAACTGTGGTCTTGGCGTTCTTCCGGGGAATGTCGAGGAACTGCGTCCGGATGACCCGCCTAGGGATCCCGTCCTCATCCTTACGAACCCATCCGTAAGTCGGCGCGATCAGGTAGGCGACCTGCCAGGGCCTCAATGTGAGCGGGCGTCCAGCCCATTTACCCTGCGTATGCCGCAACCGCGAGAAGACGTCGATGACCTTGTCGACCTTGGCGGGATCGAAGTAGACCCCCGACGCAGTACGCGGCTCGGGGGTCTTGAACTTCGGCGGGCAATTCGGAAGCTCATACCCGCGGGACAGCAGGTACCAGGCGACTTCAGGCGACAGCTTCAGGCGGTCGAGAGTTTTCTGACTGGGGAGTCTCACTGGAGCCCCCCTCCATGCACTGCAGGGCCGCCTCCTCCCCGCTATACAGGCGAAGGATCTCCCGCGCCCACGCCACCTGATCAACTACTCGCTGACCCGGGGGGTGATTCGAAGCCCAAAGCTCAAGGTTTTCGAGTCGATTGTCGTCGCGGACGCCGTTCTTGTGGTGAACGGTTTCCTCATCCCGCAGCCGACGGCCGAGATGCCCCTCCATGACGAGACGATGCTGAGCAGCCCTCTCCCCCTTGGCCCGAACGGGATGGCCTTCTTCCACGACGACATAGATGTAGCCGTTGGACCGCCAGAACCCGGTGCGCTCTTTGATCGGTACGTCGGCCTTCGCGTCTCCGTGAACACGACGCCGCGCGTCATGAGCGGCGCAGTAGCCACCCGCGTTGTGCTTGCGATCACACCCCTCGACGCGGCAGATTCCCTTCACTTGGACCCAGACACGGACCGGCTTCTCAGGCTGTAGCCCCAACCCATCCTTGACGCGTCGGTAGTGGGCACCACAGAGCCCCTTTGCTCGCCTCTTCCGCCCACAACCCTCGACCGAACAGACGGCGGTTGGGTTGTACGGACGCAGAGGCACGTCAGCCTGGATGTCGCCATTCAACCGGAGCCTGCGATCGTGCCCGCCGCAATAGCCCTTCGCAACCGAGCGTCCGCCGCAGCCCTCAACTATGCATTCCACATCCGAAGTCTACCGACTAGGCGAATGGGTTGCTGGCACTTGTGGAAGGGTCGCCGGTCGATGGGATGCGTGCGCGTGAGGCGAACGACATGCCCAACTGTTTGGCAAACTCCAGGAAGAGTTGAGACTGAGCCCGCATCTCAGCGCCTGCCGGGTTCTTCTTCTGACCCCCGTGTGCCGGGTCTTCGATGACCACGCTGCCAGCCGACAGCGCGTCCCCTGCTTTCCTCGCCGCCAGGAAGTGGCGCAACGCCAGCTCCACCGTCGGCCCGTCCGCACGCGTAAGGAGTCCTGCCCGGTCGAGTTCCGGAACGATCGTGTCCCACAGCTCCACGAGTTCCTCGTCATCCGGAAAGCCAGGCGGCTTCGGCGGAGCAGAAGGAGCGACCTTCTCTGCGACCGTGCCGGCCGCTTCGCCATTCGGCACCGCCTGCAGATACTTAGGGATCTTGAGGGGACCGCGAGCACCCACTGTGATCACCCCACAAAGATCCAAAACAGCCGTCGACATCTTCCGCACTGACCGCGGCGGGCCCCCATAAGATCAAGCTAGAGATTTAGACCCCCCTACCCGGGGGATCGAAAAGATCAGAGATCTTACGAATCTGAATTCCGTCGGGAATTCCGACGCCGGTTCGCCCGCGCCGCTTCGGCTTTCGACTTGATCGCATGATCCTCGGCGCAGATGAGGCCGAGGTTGTCCATGTCGCCAGGCGAGCCGCCCTCGCTGATCGGCACCTTGTGCTCGAGGTCGAACGTCTCGTCGTCTTCCTGCTCGCGTCCGCAGACGTAACAGCAGCCGTTGTCCCGGCGTGCGACGCGCTTCTTCAGGGCACGCATGGTGCCGCTGCTCATGCCGTAACGGTCCTGCTTGCGCGCTCTGTTCGCCCACGGCTGCGGCTGGTGGTCGTCACACCGTCCGCGGTTGGTGACGAACTCGTGGCAGCCTATGGCGCCGCAGCGGGAGGGAGGAGACATGGGCATGGGGCACCTCCCCGGCATAGACCAGCCCCGGCCCGGGGATGGAGTCGGCCGGGGCTGGGACCCCCGGTCAGGGGGCCTTACCCACCCCGGTGGCTTCCCCGTTGACCAGGGTGGCCAGGACCCTCGCCTGTGCTTCCTTGCGGGCAGGTACAGGGCAGAGCATGACCTTGTCGCCGTTCTCGATGGTGATGAACAGCTGGTTCATGTCCTTCTTCAAGGCGAGCGCGAACAGCCCTGTGAGGAGTACGCGGGTTGCTGTGACGCGCTTCCCGGCCTCTTCACCTCGCTCGATGGTGATGCGAGCCCCTTCAGCAGGTACGGGGTCCTGGTTGGGGACCCTGAACTGCCCGCCGATCACGGTCAGGCCTGCCGAGGCGGCTGCTGCGGTGATCTGCCGCTGGCGTCGGGCCGCGGTCTTCTCTTCGTCGTTCTTCTTGCTGCCGAACACGGTGCCCCCACTGGTTGCGCGGTTGAACCGCCCATGGTCGCGCATCGAGGGGCTGCCGGTCAGGTGTTGGCGAGCTTGTATGCGGTGAGCTTCAGTTCGGCGTTGTCGACGTCGACCTGGAGCGTGGTGCCGTAGTAGCGCACGGGGAAGGGTCCGATGCGCCGCGTCGCGGAGGTGGGGATAGACCAGGCCTTGGCCGCTGTGGTCTGGCCGTCGATGGTCCTGTCGAAGCGAGCTGAGACGGTGCGGGCGACGGTGGAGCCGCTGTTACGGACTTCGATCCACACGTAGCCGTCGTTGACGACGCTGTGGTTGTTGGTGGCGTCGCCGTTGACCTCGGTGGCCGGTGCGACGCCGCTGCGAGTGATCTGGGTGACGGGTATGTCGACGCGGGGCACGGCGGCCTCCTAGGCGTTGTCGGCTATGCGTGGTGCATGGGACGGGGTCGCTACTGAATGCTCATCAGACCGGACTGGCGGGTGATGTTCTCTGCACCGGGAGGATCAACTGCGATCCACACCCGGTAGATGCCGCGGGTGAGGGTGATCGCTCCACCGTCGGGCCCGATGAGAAGCCGGGCTTCGCCGTCCACCCACTCGGCGGTCTGCCACTCCGTGTCGCTCGGGTTGTCGGCGTGCGCGACGACTGCGATCTTCACGGGCGCTCCGGTGAGGTCGACTCCGGCGGGCGCGGTGACCGGGATGTGCAGGTACTCGGTGGAGGAGGCGGGGATCAGCACGGCGAGCCCACCTCCCAGTCGCTGGCCTGCGGAGCCTGCACGGTCCACGCGGACGCGCGCGGCGGGCCTGCCGTCCACGGGCTGTAGGGGCTGCCGACGGTGATGTCGACGTCGTCGCCGCTGACGCCCGTCGTCCCGCTGGCGGTGAGCGTTGC